TAAAGCAGGTTTAGTTGATCCTAATTCTGTTGTTCCTAAAATTCAAAAAGTTGAAAATGCTCTTAAAGAATATGAAGTACAAATAAAAAAGACGAGACAAGAATATGCTAAATTTTCACCTAAAGGAAGAAGTGCCTTTAAGATGGACGATATAGGTGATGTAGCAAAAATGAGAAAAGGAATCAGGGCTTTAACAAATGAATTAGGAAAATCGGGTAAAATTACTAAAGAAAATTTTGAAGTTACATATAAAAATATTCAAAAAATGGAAACCGCTTTAGAGCAACATGCTCAAGCACGTAAAAGATTAGAAGGAAAAATTAATACTATTAAAGCTGAAGCTGTTAGGATTAGAGAAAAATTAGCTGATACAGAAAATCAAAAACTTAGAAGTTCAATGATCTCATATCTTAAAAGATTAAGAGGTTATGCAACAGAGATAAGAGAAGAATTAAATAAATCAATGTTGATTGATACAAGTAAACTCAATCGATATAAGGCTATATTGTTAACTTCTGTAAAAAAGACAATGGCAGAAGTTAGGGCTATCACATCAGGAAAAACATTTGGTGGTACTCCTGATAAATTGTTTGGTAATCTTAAAAAACAATATGAAGCACTTTCAAGAGAAATTGATAAATTAAAAACTAAAAGATTTGTAAGTTCAGCATCAATTGAAGAAGGAAAGAAAAAAGTTCAAAGTTTAAAAGATGATGTTATTAGTTATAAAAAAGTTCTTACAGCATTAGTAGAAGAATATAAAAGGCTACAAAGAATACAAAGAGCAGGTGTTACTGGAAAAGGTATTCGGCAACAGAAAGCATTATTAAAAGAACAGATTACAGATATGCGTTCTCATATGGCTGAAGTTCAGAGAATGTCTCATCATGCATCCAGAAGGATAGAGCAAGTACAGGCATCAAGTTTAAAAGGATTCCTTCGTAGATCTTGGGAAATGGTAAGAAATTTTAGATGGCAAGTTGCAGCAGTTATATATCTTGTGTCAAGGGCAATACAAGCTGTTAAACGTGTCTTTATGGATACAATGAATGAGATTGCAAAATTTCGTAGAGATTCTATGGCTCTTGCTGCTCAGTATTCTTTTAAAATGTTTGGTGATATGAAAGAGAATTTTTCTAATGCTTATAAATTTTCCAGAGATTTAATGATGAAACTGGAAATTGTGGCAGCAGAAACCATTTTGACTTTAGATGATATGTTGATGCTGACGAAAACATTTGCTCAAGCAGGAATCATACCCAGGACAGATGAAGATTTACAACGTATTGCCACAATTGGTACGGCAATTAAAGCATTAACTGAAGGTATGGCAAATGCTGGAGTTCAAATGAAGCAGGAACTTTATGCTATCATTGCAGGTCGGCAAAGAGCAACCGATCAATTAGCCATGATGTTTAAGCTTATGGGTAAAGATATACAACAGATGATAGATGATGGTAAAGCTAAAGGTAAGGAAATGATTGAAGTTCTTGCCGATGCTTTAAAACCTTTTTCAGTAATGAATAATGCATTAAAAGACGAGTGGGAAGCTGTAATAAATAAATTACAAATTGTTTGGAAAATGCTTAAAAGATTTGCTTTAGAAGATTCTTTGTTACAATCAACTAAAACTTTAAAAGCTTTTATAGAAGAATTTTGGAATAAAACAGAAGGTTTGACAGAAAAAGGCAGGGCGGCAGCAGCAGTTTTAAGAGCAGGATTTGAATTAGTAAAAGCTGTTGTTATTGGTATTTGGAATGGTTGGAAACAAATTTTTATTACTTTAGGATCAGTTGTTAATCTTACTATGTCAATGGTAGGATTGACAAGTCAGGTTGAAGGAAATGTTGAAGCAACAAAATCTGGTATGAAAGGTCTTTTACAATTATTTGAAGGTTTATTGAAGGTTACATGGCTTTTTAGTGAAACAATTAAAATGGTATGGATTACTATTAATGCCATTATTGCTCCTATTAATTATATTGTTCAAGCTATTAAAGCGGCAGGATCATATGCAGGGAGTTGGGCTTTATCAATTGCTTCTGTATTTGCTTTTACTAATAAAACGAGACAAGCTTTTCAAGATGCAGCAAAGGCCCAAAAAGAACTTGCTGATGTTACTTTGAGTGCTGCTAATAAAAGAATGGATGATGCTGGTGATGCTATTTGGAATATGTTAAAAAATGCAGATAAAGGTTATCAAGATATTGAAAAAACTATAGCTGATATTCTTGAAAAACTTAAAGAAGTTAATAAAGAAAATGCTAAACTTGGTCAAGAATTTAAACTTACATATTCCACTGGAGTTTTTGATGAATGGGCAAAAATGCAAAATGAAATGCAAAGGGCAGAAGCAGCACAATTTAAAGGGCCAAAAAGATTTGAAATAGAGGCTCAACAGAAAATTGATGCTCTTGATGAATTAAAATTAAAAACTAATAAAAATATTCAAGATCTTACTGAAATGTTTGCAGCATATCATAGTGGTGTGTTGAAAATGACTAAAGAACAAGCAGTAGAAATGCAAAGATCGTGGGATGCTCATATTGACGTTTTAGGTGGTGTACTACAATATGAGCAATGGATTAGAAATGAACAATTTAGATTAACAGATGAATGGAATAAAAAAGAAGAAATTTCTTTGGCAAGACGGAAACGGAAATATGAACAATTTATGAGAGATGTATCACAAACACCAATGACTCCAAAGGAAAAAGCAAAGGATTGGTTTGATCAGAAAAAAATTGATTTAAAAGAATTAATTATATCAAGTGAATTTTTTAGAAACAATATTGAGGAAGTTGATAAGGCTCTTGAAAAAGGTTTAAAATTACGGGAAGACAATGCTATCAAACAAATGAACCTTGAAGCTGAAAAGTTTATTAATAAAGCATCTAAAGCTAATGCCTGGAATACTGTTTTTGATGAGCTTAATACTGAGTTTGCTGAATATGTAAGGCAAATAGAAAAATCAAATGATTTAGATAAAGAGAAAAAAGAGGAACTTAGAAAACAACTTGAAATAATTAAAGCTCAACGTGCAGAGCAGGAAAAATTGAACATTGCTTATGAATCTTATTTAGCTCAATTAGATGTACAAATTAAAAAAGCTTCATTTTTAAAAGGATCTTATTCACCGATTAAACAAAGACAAGGTGAAATAATGGAGCTTAGAGTTACCTATCAAAAAGAAATGGCTCAGATGGGTAAAGCTTTAGATGAGTTTAATAAGAAATGGAAAGAGCAAGGTGATTGGTCAAAAGATGCTACTGAGGATATTAAAGCTCAAGGTAAAGCAATGGAAGAATCAATGAAATCATTAACTGCTGCTACTGAGCGAGAATTAAAGAAAAAACAATTTCCTATTTGGAATGATTTAGTTGAAGCATCTAATCAATGGGCCGATGGATTTACGGATGCCCTATCTGAAATAATTAATGGTGTTGATTCAGTGACAGAAGCATTGGATGCTTTACAAAAACAAATTTTACAAGATACTTTGAAAATAGTTATTAAAAGAACGATTACTGATAACCTTCAGGATATGTTGGGAAATGAAGGAGTAATTGGTAAGATGTTTGGTGTTAAAGGTAAAAAAGAAAAAGTTATGGAAATTACAGCAAAGAAGCCTTTACCTGTTTATATAACTAATTCAGGGGGAACTGTTCCAGGAGCAGAAGGAGCAGGTAAAATAGGAAAAGAATTAGGAAAGGGTAGTTCTTTAGGAAAACCAATGCCTGTTTTTGTTACCAATCAATGTTGTATGGGAGGAGTTCCAGGGTCAACAGCAGCAGAAGGTGTTAAGGGAGTATCACAAGATCTTGCTGATATTTCAGCAGAGATAGCAGAAAATACTAAAGAAGTAGAAGCAAGTAGTGATAGTTGGGTAGATAAAATGAAAGATGGATTTTCAGATATTGGTAATAAAATTATGTCTTGGGTTAATTCTATGAATTCAAGTGGTGGTGGGGGTAGTGGTGGTGGAGGTGGATCTTGGTGGAGTAGTTTAACTTCATGGTTTGGATCATTAGGTGGTGGTGGAGGAGGATCATCAGCAGGAACATCAACTATTCGTGGTGGTCAAGGTGGTGGTTATGGTTTTGCTGAAGGTGGTACTATTACAGAACCAATTATCGGAAAAGGATTGAAATCTGGAGAGGTTTATAACTTTGGAGAAAAAACCAAATATGGTGAAAATGAAATTGTTGCTCCAATGAAAAAAATGCAAAAAGTCTCCGGTAGTAGTAAAATAGAATATCATATGCCAATTCATTTAAGTGCCATTGATACACAATCAGGTATTCAATTTTTAGTAAAACATTCTGATGTTATTCAAGGCCAAATGGTAAGAAATTTAAAACAGAACAAACCTATTAGAAAAGGTATTCAAAACGCTTATTAAGGAGTAAATCATGGCAGCAGGTGATCCTTTTAGCTTTGAAGTTCATTCTATTAATCCGCATACTCCAATGTGGAATGTTTTACAAACTGATATGGAAGGATGGAAACGTAAGACACGTTTAAAATCAACTGAACCTATTCGGAGATGGACAATTGCGGTACGTGGCAGAACAAATTCGGAAAAGGATATTATTGTTGCCCATTGGGATGATAATCAAGGCCCATTAACAAATTTTGCTTGGAATATTCTTCCTGCTATTTGGAATGCTGGATATGGAACACAATTTCAAGTTCAGTATGAAGCAATGGAATATACTAATCCTGATGAAAAAGCAAATATTTGGGATTTTATTATTACATTTAGGGAGTGGTTATAATGCCAAGATCAATTGAGCCTGATGAATTAAAATATTTTTATAAAAGTGGTGTGACTGTTTTAACTGGATATAGTTTTGGCCTTGTTTCAGGAACACAAAGATTTGTAGCTAATACTACTGATGTTCGTGAAGGAAGTACTGTATGGACAGCTTTATCCATAAAACGAAATCCAATTAGATCTGAAGAAGGTACGATATTAAATGAATTGGAAATTGGATTGGATTATGTTGATCTTACACTTAAAAATGATATTATGTCTGGTAAGTATAATGGTGTGCCTGTTTCTATTTATTTAATTATTCCAGAATTACATTTTACAGGAGAATACTGGACTATTGCTGCTTCAATGCTTTTGTTTTCGGGATATACTGATGAACCTAAAGGAGATGAACATTGGGTAACATTATCAGTTAAACCTTTTCCTTACCTTGATCGACAATATCCAAAAAGAGTATATCAATCTGGATGTAACTGGACTTTTTGTAATACTTCTACGTGTAATTTAGATTTATCTAATTATACTACTAATGTTAATTTATCTGCTCAATCAGATGGAATTACTTTAACATGCTCACATGGAAAAGCAGTAGATTATTTTGTTCCTGGGTATGTAGAAATAAAAAGTGGAGCAATGACAGGGGAAGTTAGACCTGTTTTGACTAATACTGCTGGAACAGTAGTTTTAAGAATACCCTTTAGTGGCACAATTGTAAGTGGTGTTAATATAGATGTAGTAAAATTATGCGCTAAAAATTATGAAACTTGTCAAGATGACTTTAATAATTTTAGTGAATATGGAGGGTATCCGTGGGTTCCCAAAGAACCGTTAATATAAAAGATCAAATTATTCAGAATGCACGAAAACTTATAGGAACACCATTTAGACATACTGGCAGATCATCATTAGGTATTGATTGTGGTGGTTTAATATATTTAGCTTTTGGTCGTGTTGGTTTTTCTATACCTGTAAATGATGGAAGTTATTATTCTGTTGCATGGTGGAAACATAATAATGCAGAACCACGATTATATAATTTTTTAAAAAAAGCAGGATTTGTATTCTTATCTGATAATGAATTAGTAGATAAGTGTGATATAGTTTGTTTTAAATTATTTGGTGAAAATTACCCTGCTCATCATTGTGGTATCATGATAAATCAAACTCATTTTATTCATGCTAAGTGTGGGTGGGGATCTAAAGATAGAAAAGTAGGATTTGATCCATTGTATCCTTCCTATTATAAAAGGTTAGATAGTATAATGCGTTACAAGGAGTTTTAGATGGGTGAAACACTCGGACAAAGCATAGGAATGGTCATTGGTGGTATTGTTGGTGGTTATTTTGGTGGTTTTCAAGGAGCAATGATTGGTATGTCCATTGGTGGTCAGCTTGGTTTATGGATAGACCCACCAGATGCCCCGAAACCCCCTCCTATGGGAGATCTTGGACAAAATTCTTTTGTAAAATCTACTCCAGTACCTATAGCTTTTGGTCAGGTTAAAATATATGGTGGTGTGATTTGGGTAGGTGAAATTGAAGCAGAGATGCATAATGAAGGATCAAGAAAAAATCCAGAATATTCTCCCAGGATGAATATAGATTATGCGGTAGCTCATTGTGAAGGGCCAATTTTTGCATATTTAAAATATTGGATAAATGAAAAAGAAGTTAAAGAGATGAAGGATGAAGGTCTCAAGTTTAACTTCACTTATTATTATGGCCTTGAAAATGATATTGTTGATCCTACAATGAATAGTTATCAGTCTGGTCAGGCTGTTCCAGCAATTAAACTTAAATGGACAGCTTATACAAAAATATGGTTAAAAGTAGAAGATCAGATTCTTTCACAATTACCAAGTATTTCTACTGAAATAAAAGCTTTTAATATAGAAACAGATGAAGAAGATGCTAATCCAATTCGCTGTGTTTATAATTTTTTAACTGATAAAAGATGGGGAGTAGGTTTAGATGTGGATATTTTTAATGGTGATCCTGATACCGTAGGTAGCCCCTGGAAGATCGCAGCAGATTATTGTGATGAGAATGTTCAAATAATTGATTGGGATGATTCTCTGATCAATGAGCCACGATTTAGGTATTCAAATTATTTTGATTCAAGATCGATGGCTTTTGATGTTATCACAGATATAATGATGACGTGCAGAGGTATTATTCGATTAAAGCAAGGTAAACTTGAACCTGTTATTGAAAATGCAGATGAAGTTCCTGAAGCATACTTTGCTGATCGGACAGCAGATCAATTTGTTGCTGGTGGATCAAGCACAGTAAGTAGACTGTATGCAGATTTTTCTGCTTATCCAGATATTTTCTGGTTTGGTGATGAGGGTGATATTATTATATCGGGAACAACTTATAGATTTATAGTTAAGGATCAGACTTCAACTTATATTGATCTTTTTGATGATCTTCCAGTATCTCCAAATGTAAGTGATCCTTTTGAAATAGTAAAAGATAATATTAAAGAGGGATCATTTAAATTTAAATATACTGGTGATATTGATGTATCAAATAGATTTAGAGTTGAGTATATACAAAGAGCAGTTAAAGATGAAAATGATGATTGGGAAAATGAATATATTTGGAATGTAGTAGAAAAAGATGTTGAAAGATATTATTCAACCATTGATCAGTATGGCGTTGCACCAGAAACAAAATTAAAAACAGTTCGATTAGCAGGGATAAAAAGAAAATCGCAAGCAATGCGAATGGTACAATTTTATGCAGACTTTGCTGAGTATAATAGGAATTGGTGTGAATTTACTACAGGTATGCAGGGTTATTATCATGCTATTGGTGATATTATAGGTATAAGCCATGCTCAAACAGGATGGAATAAAAAATGGTTTAGAATTATTGGTATGGAAGAAGCAGAGAATGATGAAATTAATATTCAATGTTTTGAATATAATTCTACTGTTTATACTGATACCATTGGTAAGGTGACAGCAGCACAAAATAATGTTGTTCCAACTCAATATGAAGCTCCTGGCATAGTTGAACGCTTTTATGCAGTACAAGATTCTATTTATGATCGAATTTATATCTTTTTTAAACGGCCCGATGATAGTTCTTATTTTATAGGAGCAAGAATTTATGTAAGTATAAATGGTGGTGATTGGAGTTATCAAAAAACTATTGGGTATGTAACTTCATCAGTAAAACTTGATGCAGCTATTGATAATAGTCAAACAACTATCGGATATGATAATTCTACTCTTTATGGATCTTTTTCAGCATCTGGTTCATTTTATATTGAAGATGAATTGATTACTTATGCAGGTATTTCGGGTGATCCTGATTATGAATTTACAGGATGTGGTAGGGGTGGGAGTCCTGCTGCTCATACGATAGATAAATATTGCATGTTAAAAGATGATTATACTGAATGGATTGGATTTGGCCCTGAGAATGTTGGTCAGCAATGGGAAATAAAAGCTGTATCAATAACAGCTTTTAATTTAACAGCAGATTTTTCGACTTCACCATCTAAGGTAATCACTCTGTCATGACTAATTTTGATTTAGAAAAAGTTTGGAAAGATAAAGGTAATCGTAAACATTATCTGGCTCAAGGGGCAGGAGGAGCAGTAGGCGGCATCATTGGTGGATTTCCTGGAATGATGATAGGTATGTCTATTGGTGGATATTTATTTAAACCAAATGAGCCAAGAAAAAAAGATTATTCAAATAATGATTTAAAAACAAAAAACACAAGTAGATTAGATTCAGTACCGGATGTAATTGGTACAGATATAGCTCCTGGTAAAGTCATTTATTTTAATAAAAATGATTTTGGAGTTTATGATTCAGGACATTTGCCAAGTATGGATGGGTCTCCTAATGAGGAAAGTTGGAAAACTTTTGTTACTGATACAACAAAACAAATGATGGGAGCATTATATGCTGAGTTTGCTGTTAATTTTTCGGGTAGATATTATAGTAATAATCATATAGGAGTAGTTAAATTTAATGGTAAACCTTTTTGGTTTTGGTGTATTTTTAGTGATTGGTTTGAAAATTCTGATGATCCTTTAAATCCTTATGGCCCTATAGTTACAATTGATGCTTCACAATTTAGCCCTGGAGGTTCATTTAATCACATTGATATAGAAAGTCAAATTGGTACAGATGTAGATTTTAATGATGTAATGTATTATCGTGGACATTTATCTGATTATACTGCTTTAGCTACTGATCCATCGTCTTCTAATTTTCAATTTAGCATAACAGCAAATGGGAGTTTTTTATCAGCATTAAGTACTGGTATTGGATCACCATTAAAAGTTATGCCTGTTTTTACTGCTGAAGTAAATGATAATCTTGTATGGTTAAGTCCTGAATCAATGAATGGTGGAAGTGGTATTCCTGGTACTGGTACACATTATTTCACACCTGATCCTGAAGAACCATATAGTAGAGAAGATTATTCGGTAATTGTGAATCGTTATTGGAGTTGTAAAGATGCGAGAAATAATTGTTATGTAGGAGTATCTGGTGGATATAATTATCAAAGTGAATCATATGAGTATTTTCCAATTTTTATGGAAGGTAGTGATCGTAAATGGACATATGCAGGGAATGATGCCACTTTACCAGAAATAGGAGATCCTTCACCTGCTATTAAAGATTATTTCAGAAATAATATAATTAGTCCTTCATATTCTCCAGATAAAGATCCGACAAAACTTTCAACAGCACGTCATTACAATTCAGCAATTGGATTTTTACAATGTACAGATGTTATTGATAA